GAGTTTGAGATTCTAGCTAAAGTGGCTGAAGAAAAAGGCCAGCTAAACAGATCCATCATGTACGACACGCTAGACATGGAAGAGATTGACAGCGTACGAGGAAAGATTGGCGCAGTCTCCGGGTTCATGTTTCATCATGGTGAGCGTATGACACGTCAGGTGGGGCTTGCTGCGGCATTCCGTTTGAAAGTGGACTCCATGAAGCGTGCCAACAACAACCTATCCAAAGCGGACTTCAAGGCTTTGTCAGCCGAAGAGAAAGCTAACCTCAAGTTGAGTGAAGCCGAATACCGCGAAGCTGCTGACTTCGCTATCTACGAAGTAGAGCTTACTAACGGTGGTACCGCCGCTGCCTCTGCACCGAGAATAGGCCAGCAAGGTATCGGCAAAGTAGCTTTCTTGTATAAGCGATACGGCGTGCAGATGATAGAGCTTCTATACAAGCTAGGCATAAGTTCCATACGAGGCACGCCAGCAGAAAAAGCACAGGCACGTAGGCAACTGGCTGGTGTGTTTGGTGGTTCGATGCTGGTTGCAGGTGCTCAAGGTCTGCCGATGTACGGCGTGGCTGCTATGGTCTATGACATGTTTAAGGGTGATGAAGACGAAGATTTTGACACCGTAGTTCGTAAAACTATGGGAGAAGAACTGTTCAGTGGTATGGGTAATGCCGTACTCGGCGTAGACGTTGCGAGTCGTATGGGCTTGTCTGACCTAGTGTTTCGAGACCGGCTTATTGAAAAAGACCAGCCGTTTTTATTTGATCTAATAGAAACCCTCGGTGGCCCTGTAGTCGGCGTGTCAATGCAGATGGAGCGGGGGTATGACAAAGCTATCGGTCAGGGAGAGCTTGCTAGGGGGGTAGAAGCAATGTCTCCCGCTGCTATTCGCAACGTACTGAAGACGGTGCGGTTCTACGAAGAGGGCGCTAGAACTCAACGCGGCGATGCCATTGTAGATGATATATCCGCACCTTTGCTTGTCATGCAATTCTTTGGTTTTGCCCCAGCGGAATACACCAGACAACTAGCAGAGAATGCTCAACTCAAGAAAATATCTGGTAGGGCTGCTAAACAACGTACTAACTTGTTACGTAGATACTACGCAGCCGTGCGAAGTGGCGATACCTCTAGAGCACGTAGCATACGCGAGGATATGAACGAGTTTAATAAAACCTATCCTAGTGTACGTATTACGCCAGATACAATTAAACGGTCTATGGCGCAGCACATGAGAACGTCAAAAAAGATGCACTATGGCGTGACTATCAACCCAAGGATGATGTCAGACATGCGCCAAAGCGCGTCTGAGTACGATGATACTTTGACCATATGGGACAACTTGGGGATGTAAAAACCCCCCTACCGTAGGAAGGGGTGCTACGGCAGAGGGGCGGATGGAGATAAGACTCAACAGGAGGAGACCGACTGACCTTATCGGGGCGGATCGTATCACACCAATCTCCAAACACGAACACCTAAAAACGCGCCTTCTAAGACGCCCTTAGCCCGTATATCCCACTCCATCTCGTCCACGCAGATGCGTTTGACCTGCTGCATAGCCTTATCTGTATTGACGCACGGTATGAACACCGAACTGCCTACCACCATAGCTCCCCAATCTACGACGATGCGTACCCCATCAGGGTTCAAGTCGCGTGTCTTGAGGGTTATGTCTGCCACTGTGGCGCTGTTTTCTTTGCCTTGCCGTCTACTAAACGGTAACGGTATGTGATGTTATACACAGCATGAGCTTTCAGGCCGGTGGTCTTAGCTATCTCTGCACGTTTCTTACCCTTGGCGTACAGAGCTAACACCTGCTCTATCTCGTACTGCGAGTACGTCGGTTTCTGCTTTAGACTTCTGTTGTCGTGCGGAGAGGAAGTAACGTTCCTAAACTTCTTCCCCAGCTCCGCTGCTTTCTTCTGCGCCTGTATCGCCGCCATGAATGTTGTCGTCATATAGGTTGTCCTCACTCACAGTAGTTTCTCCAAACAAGTTACAGTCAACAGCTATCACTCGCATGTTGGGTATCATTGACCCTGCATGAGTGCCCTTTCCAAGCCGCATCTGCACACGTTTCCCACCCATGTTCTTCATCATGCCTTCCACTAAGGCACTGTAGTTCACCTGATGTGTCGCACACCAAGACTTCAAGAACCTCGGTACGACGTACGCCTTCTTGGTGTCTGTCTCATACCGCGCCACTAGCTTACCCTTCGGCAGTGCATCTGGTATGACGATAGAGTCCAGCCCATTGCCAGAGTTGCTACGTAAGTCATCCGTGCTCTTGAGTATCAACACGTTGTTGTAGTTCTCGGTAAGGTAGTCGCTCAATGTCTGTTCGATAGACACGCCCATGTCACCCACCGACTCTAGGTTGTCCTTCAGTAGCTTCACAACCCACTTGCCAAGTGCTTTCATATCGTAATCAATAAGTCCTAGTTCATTCGCAATGTACGCACCAGCTAGTGTGGTAGCGGCTCCGGCAGACCAAAAGCGGTTCTCCGCTGTAAGCCCCGCTGCTTTGTCAATTTTACGCTGCATGTGGAAGACTAAGTTCCGCACGTCTTCTAGGTTCTGTATGACATATTGAATGTAGATCGGCCCCGCGTGCCCATAGTTTTCTGTTATGGATATATCGAACTTATCGGTCTCTCCCTTCTCCTCCGTGCTATCGAATACACGTTGCGCTCTCCACTCCAGTATCCTCTGCGCCTCTGCTTTCGGCGCTTGCTTGTCCGCTGAAATACGTTCAATGACACTGGCATTACCTGTAGTTACACATGATAAGTGCCACGGTTCCCCACGAGTGCGTTCGAGGTTAGCCCCACCAGCCATACGCCCGCGCTGTTCGCCAGAAGATATTTGATATGCTAAGTCACTTAGCTGGTCACTTTTCTCATTGGTCAATTCGTCTATGTAAAACGGTAGATTGTGCAGCACCTCTGAACGATTAAATTTTATCGCGTCGGTATCCTTTGCGGTTATCATCATGCCCTTCTCAGCACCCCACACCGAACCCGCTACCCTTATAGCTGCTGTTTTACCGCACCCGCTAAGTGGGCTGTGTATGTGTAACGCGCAAGCCTTTTGAGGCAAGAAGGCCATTAGCGGAGAGCCAAACGCTGTACATACAACGTACTGGTGCATCACCAGTTCAGGCCGCGTGTTGTAGAAATTAGCCATCTCTTTCCACGCCTCCAACGTACCCCTTGGCTTGAGGTATGGAATTAGTGCGGCGGTAGGTGTAGATGGCGGGTTGTGTTCGATGCGGTCTGCGTATATCTCTTTGTCCCCTATAACAAAGGCATCCATGTTCTCGTCTACCCAACCGAACTGGCGACGTGCCGTGGCTGCTGTAGAAGTTGCTTGTAATTCGTTTACCCAAGTAATCATATATTGCATCAAATCGTTTATTTGAGGGAGGGCGACACCTTGTACCGCCATTTTCTTTCTAAATTCTTCTCGTGAGGTTATCGCCGTAAGAGGCACTACAAACTCACGCACGCCGTCTTGCGGCAGGTGTATCTTACAAACTACGGACTCACCTTCTTCTGCGTCTATCAACCGCTGCGTCACATACACGTCATGGTGGTAAATAACGTGCTCGTCAACTTCTCCGTCTGAACTTATGTCCCTGACGTACACACCGCCGTTTTGACCACGAAAGTACGGGCGTGGGTAGATAGGTATAACGTGTTGTACAGAAAGATCTTGGTTTTCCAACTTTTCAAGTAGCGTACCTTCAACTGTTTGTAGTTGCTGATCCTGAAGATCATTTGCATATGTACCGTCTTCGGTGACCTCTGCCTCGGCAACCTTGCGCCCCAGCACAATCGGTGAACTGATCTTACCCCAGTGCGGGCATTCTGTGCAGATGCTGCCCTCATTCTCGTCGAATGTTGTGCAACGGTACGGGCCTTTTATCAGGTCTAGTTTCTTGAGCGTTAGCTCTGGCGTGTACTCAGCGTGCTGTTCAGATATTTTTTGTGCGGCTTTCTCACCGTCCTCACAGAACTTAGCGATGGACAGACCCGCCCTCCACATAGGTTCACTCGCCTCGGCTTGGCCTTTCACTATGCGACTTAACTGTTCGCAGCCAATCCCTTTCTGAGACTTCATAAGAATGTCTTTGAAGCTATGTTTATAGTTCTGAATTATCGCGTCACGCAGACTTGCTGGGCCTTCCGCGTTCGCACGCTTGTAGGGAACTGGTATCGTGTCTATGCCCAGCTTGCTGGCAAAGAAGTCAAAATTAACCGTATCTGGCTTTTCACCTATGACCTTCACAGGTGCAGGTGTCTCAGGCTTGTGGTTGTGTGTACCTACTATACGCAGCACTCGCGCTATATCGGCGGGGACTGCGGGGTCTATCTCAAGACCAAACTCCTTGCACTTGCGCTTGAAGTGATCGGCTACCGGCTTCCACTGCTCTACAGGCACGGACTCAGACAAGACCCAGTAGACGTGTATGCCACGCCCAGAGTTAACGATAAGAGGTTTTGGTAGCTCTAGCGACACGATAAACTCTTGCAGTCTACGTAACGCATCACCTTGTGTAGCAAAGCCTTTGCCTTCGGCTACCTTGTCCTCACCGCAGTCTAGATCTAAGAAGAATGACTTTATCTGTTTGGCGTCTTCGCCCTTACGAGTGCCTTCTTCCTTGAAGTTACTCATAGCAAAGTACATGTCCCACCCTTCACTGTCGTGATATTCGGCGGCTTCTGCTAGTTCATCTGCTGAATGAAAGTATGTTTGCCGCACTCCACCTGACGCTAGGCCATACTGAAGAGCGACATACACACCTTCTGTGGGTAGTACCCACCGTAAAAATTCTCTTGTGTTCATGGTTGCACCCAATGCCGAGAGACACTATGGCAGAGATGTCGGCGCATCCTCTTCGGTAAAACCTAGCCATAGTGGAGTGATTGCTAGTAGTTAGTCGTCCCAACTATCAACAATGGCACTCAGATCGTCGTCATCTTCCTTGGGTGCGGGGGCAGATTTCTTCACGACCTTCTTGGGTTCCTCCACTTCGGAGGTATCTGGCGCATCGCCAAATATATCGTCAGAGTCATCGTCGTCTAATGCAACGTCGGTGCTCTTGGTATTGCTAGTGGTATCACTAAACGGGTTATCAGGTTGCGATACAAAGCCACCTTCCACAACGCCAAAGGGCGAACGTGACACCATAGGCTTGTATTCGATCACCTGCACACCGTTCAGACGTAGGCTAACGCCGTTGTCCCGCATAGAGTACGGCACAAAAGTGAAGGCAAGGTTCACGGTGCTGCCGGTAGTTAACTGAAAGTCTGTTGGCAGCTTGTTGTTCTGCGCGTCAACTTGTAACGGTGGCGTGGTCTTGTCGGTGCCGTAAGCACCCTTCAGCTTGCATTTGCCGACGTAGTTCCCGTCATCGTCCTTCTTGAACGGTAGTGGAAACTTGTCAGGCCAGCTTTTCTCCTTCTTAGCTTTGTAAGCCGTAGCCATTCCCTTGTACAAGGCCTTAGCTTCCTTCTCAGACATCACGAAAGACATAGAGTATTCCGCACCGTCATCCAGTGGATCACACTTAACAGATGCACCGTTCTTACCAGCCTTGTTATCGAACTTGTAAGTGGTGTCGAGTTTTGGGTAGAGGGCTTTTACGCCTTCAATTGTGTAGTACATAAAGTCTTCAGCCATTTCGGTCTCCTAATTGGCTATTTATATTGAACCCTTCAGTTGCAGCGAAGGGCGAACCTTCGCGGTTGTGTGGAACAATGTCGAAAGCAATAGCTGCTAACGTGTCATCTGTATCCACTATTCCCCTAACTAAACGTAGTTCCTCTTCTTCTAACGGTCTTTGTGGGTAGAAGAACAGCTTTGGTACGGGGCTACCCGCATCGAAACTTATCCTCGTCACCACTGCTGCACTGGGCGTTCCATGCCCACTCAAAAACTTAGCGTAAGCCTGTAGAGGCATAGAGCTTCTACCTTGGGCCTTGCCAAATATGGATGAGGCGGGTACTTGCAGTTGGTACACAGTGTCTAACGCCTTCTCTTCAACAATCGCTAGTCGCTGACTAAATCTGCAAGCCCTACCCCCTCCAGTGCCAGATCCTCTGATGTTCTGTGAGCAATCAATACATCGCGCACTCTGTCTTCGGTCTGACGGCACATCGGGTGAAGGTCTCTGGGTATCGCTAGACCAGCATGTAGGCAGGCGTCTGACGGTGGGATCGTAAGCATCTTTGTAGTACGAGCGCGATACTGCCGCTGCGTTCACGATGATTACGTCTACCGACGACGTGTCTGTCTGAAAGTCTAACCCAGTAAACTTGTTACCCCGTAAACTGACTCGACGCATTACACATCTTCGTCAGGATCAAACGCTGTGGGATCAAAGTCATCCACGGTAGTTTCCTCCGCACCTTCTTCGGATGCGGTGCCTTTCAGTAAAGCCTCTGCAATGCTTGCCAAAGCAAACCGCTGAGTTTTACCTACCTTGATGTACGTATTCTCTGGAATGACCCCATCCCGCACCCATTTACGGGTCGTGGATAATGACACACCAAAGTGCTTCGCAACATCTTCTATTGGAACTAACTGCTCCATCACGCCTTCCTTATGGTCAAAGCGAACTCCGCATCTACGTTTAAGCCCTTCGGCAGAAGGTCTGGGTTTTCTTCTAAGAACTCCCGTACGTTTTTCTGATTCAGTCGCTTATCCAAGAACTCAGGTACCTTATGCTCCAAGATAAACTCGTGCATGTGTTCCCAGTCGCTAGTCCAATACTTCTGCTTAACAGTACGGTAAAACGTACCTGCATCAGTCTTGACGCTCTTCATATCGTTCTCTTTTAGATACTCCAGTAGTGCGCTTTTGATTGTGTTTTGCTGACTAACTAGCTTGTCATCAGCCTCGTTAAATTCCGTAGATAAGCGTGCCCTTTCTTCCTTGATCTTGAGGTAAGCCCTCATCATCTTGTTCAAAGGCAAACTACCTACGCGCTTCGCATCAGCCATGTTTTCGTCCTTCCATTGCCGAGAACTGCAATATAGTAGTAGGTAGTTGTTTAATCAAGTATTTCTTTGTAAAGATCAATAATTTTTGTATGTGTGTCTATTTTGTTATCTAGTAGTGCGTACACACGTTTTTCTATGTGAGATCCTTGTAGCTGTACCACCGTACACTTGTGATCTTGCCCCGCTCTGTGAATACGTGCGTTGGCTTGAGCGTATGTTTCTACCGAACTGGTTGGCCCCCACCACACGATTGTGTTTGCAGCAGTCAGCGTAACGCCGTGTGCCGCAGCCTGTGGCTGTATGACCAGCACTCGTGGGCTGTCAGTCTCTTGGAACTCTTTGAATATGCGTGTGCGCTCGGCGGCACTGACCGCCCCGCTGATGACCTCGGTGGGTATCTTGTCTTTGCGTAGCTTCTCGGAAAGTAGTTGTATTGTGTGTTTGAACGGTACGAAGATCAGGACTTTCTTACTAGACTCGTCGATCACCTCACGCAGCACCTTGTATCGGTGCTTGATGTCGAACTCCACTATCTCTTTGTCGTCGGTGTACACCGCCCCAGAACTGATTTGTAGCAGCTTATTCATGTTTACCGCCGCCGTAGCTGCCGTGACTGTCTCTTCAGCAGCTTCCATGACCATGCGGTTCTTCAATTCTTTGTAGTATTTATCTTGCTGGCGGGTCAG